TCAAACAACTTTTCGCAATCTGCCTTTACTTTGGGGGCGCTCTGGGGGCGTTGCTGTTGGCATATTGCTGTTCAACATTCCCACCTGGTTTGCATTCATTTCTCCGATCCATTTTGAATACACTTCGTAAACCATCCGCGCATCCTCGTGTCCTAACTGGCTTGCGATAAAGGAAGGGTTAGCTCCTGCGGCCAGTGTCCAACATGCAAAGGTATGCCGTGACTGGTACGGAACCCGGTGGCGAACGTTCGCTTTTTTCATGCCACGATTCCAGCTCAAAGAGAGTGCATTCTTGGATAAATACCCCGCCTTGGTTTTTGACTGGGGTCCCGGTACGAAAACAAACCGTAGATTTTGGCGTTCGGTTTTTCCAAGTTCTCTATGATGGAAAACGATCTCTCTTTTTTCCAGATGCCCGGATAACTTGAAAAGCTCTTTCAGCGCATCAGCAGCTGGCTGCAATAGGGCAATGGTTCTGATACCAGCGTCGGTCTTGGGTGGAACGAAAACCCCCTTGTTGGTAACGTTTCGGCTAACGTGGATCTCACCTTTAGAGAGGTCAATATCTTCCCAGGCGAGGGCGCACAGTTCGCCGTGGCGCATTCCAGTGTGGAAGGCCAGACGCCATATTAGAGCATGTTTAACAGGTAAGGCTTCTATGAAAGATTGGTATTCATGCAGCAGTAAAGGATCCGGGTCTTTCTTAGAAACCTTCAGTAGAGCAACACCTTCATATGGCGCGTGTTTAATAAATTGACTGCGGTTTGCCAGCTTCAACATTTCAGATAATAAACTCATGCGAGTATTTACAGTTGATGGTGACCGTCCTTTTTTTTTGAAGTTTGGTTTAACGGGGTTAAATACCTCACCAGTTAATAACTCTTTCCGATAATTGAGCAGGTCTGAATGCTGAATATCAACCAGACGTGTATTATCTCCAATTATGCGACGAAGCGTGTTTATTATGGCGCTGGTGGTTTGCATTGAAGCTAACGATATTTCGAGGGCTTTTGCTTCCTTAAAGACGTCACATAACTCTTTAAAGGTTGTCACCTTTTTTGTTGATGAAAACTTTTTAAGAGCTTTTGATTCCGGAAACCGAGAGGCGTAATCGAACTGGCCGAGCTGGATCTCGCTGACAATTACAGCGCGAAGGTTTCCAGCTTTCTTGATATTCCCACTCGTTACCAACCAGCCACGCAACACTTCGCGGCAACGAATGCCGCGATATGTGAAAGTGATCCTGATTTTGCCGCTATGAAGTTCAACACCTGTGGGAAATTCCATCACGCTTCCTGTACTAATTGGTTAATCCTTGGATAGTTGTACCAAAGCAGACCTGTAGATTTATCGGTTTCACCCAGCGCAGTGAGGTGCTTGAAGTGCACGCCTTCGATCCATAAGTTCAGCCGATAACTTTTAATTTGCCTTTCGGACAGGCCGGTCTTTTCACTGAGTCGCGCTTCAACCATCCACTCTTCGCCGAAAATGATTTGCGACATAGATAACTCCGATGCCGCCAGCTACAACACTAGCCGCTGCAGCTGGCTGTTTGTGAAATCGAATAATCAGTTTTGGGTCAGGCGCTGCCAGATAGCCGAGACGTATTTAACCTGGTGGCGGGCGTCGGCCAGGGCATTGTGTTGATCGCCTTCAAAAGGAATTTCGTAGCGAGAGTTCAGCCCAACAGCTTTGCCCAGTTCGACGACGGTACGCACATCCCGGTAGTTCCAGTGCGGGATTGGGAATGGCGTGTCGGCCAGCTCGAATGCCGCCTCCAGAAGAGAACAATCAAACGAACTACCATTTCCCCACAGCTGAACAGTCTTCGAGCCGTTAGACGCGTTTTCAGCAATGAAATCGAGAAACTGCTCCAGCGCTTCCACCAGACCGACCGTGTCATCCACCACGATTGCAGATCTGGCTTCCGGCGATTGCTTCAGCCACCAGAGGATGGTGCTGGCGTCTGGCCGGGCCCCGAATGACATCGACGATTCAAGGTTAATCACCTGATAGTATTCAGCACCGGTTTTCCCGCTGGCCGGGTCAAAGAATACTCCCCCCACTGAAACGATCGGCGCGCCCGGTTTTTTGCCCATGGTTTCGAGATCCACCATCAGGTGCGTGAACATGGTTCCCGGGTCTGAGGTATCAGCCCCCAGCCCCTCCAGCTCCTCTTTCAGACCCGCTTCCATTACCGTATAGGTTGCATTGCCAGACGCGGCGCCACAGTCAGGGCAACCGCCGCCACCTTCGGTACCACAGCCAGTGCAGATGTTTCCCGCTACGGCATCTGTTTGCGCAGCAGTTGCATCAGCGCTTTCGCCTGGTGGAACCGCGCCAACATTTTCTCCTTCCGCCGGGTTAGTCTCTTCCATCTGCACATCGCTGGTGGTCTCCTCATTAACCGATGAACGGTCATCATTTTGTGGTTGTTTTTCGTTCATCAGGCCATCAATGGTGAATACTCCGCCGCCGAGGTTCGCGACCTGAGGCTGGCTGGCTAACTCTGCTTTTTCCGCTTCGATCTGCTCGTTAACTTCATTTTCCCAGCTCACTTCAGGTGTGTGGCGTGCTGCCTCCAGCATTTCAGCTGTAGGGTTCTCGTGATCTGTTTCGGTCAGGTTTGCGTGGATGTATCCGGCAAGGCGCCCAGGCTGTCTGTAGTACTCAGGGTGAGCACTTCGGATAAGCGCGAAGATGGCTGCGCGTGAATAGTCCAGAATGCCAGGCGTTACGCGCAAAGCTTCAGACCATTCTTTAAACGGGCTTTCGTTCGCTGCGACGATAGTCTTTGCCTGGCGGAAGGCATCACTTGGGATGTCGTAAATATTGAAATCCGCTGACAGCGTTGCCAACGCAATCTCAGTATCGAGTCCATCAAAGTCGGGTTTGTAGTTAGGGTTGCGATCGGTTTGAATCGCCACGGATAATCTAGACACTTCCTAGCCGTTGATAATACTGGTTTTCATATTCTGTCGGTGACATCTGATCGCTGGAACCATGCCGACGCTTACTGTTATAAAACATTTCGATGTAATCAAAAATATCGCTGCGGGCTTCTTCCCGCGTTCCGTAGATCTTTTTCTTTATCCGTTCGCGTTTCAACAACTGGAAAAAGCTTTCTGCAACCGCATTATCATGGCAGTTACCGCGACGGCTCATGCTGCCCTCCAGGCCGTGTGATTTCAGGAACGACTGCCACTCATGGCTTGTGTACTGACTGCCCTGATCCGAATGAACCAGCACCTGTTTTTGGGGATTACGGCGCCATACAGCCATCAGCAGTGCGTTCAGGACAATGTCCTTTGTCATCCGGGATTGCATGGACCAGCCGATAATTTTGCGTGAGAACAGATCAACAACCACGGCAAGATACAGCCAGCCTTCGTGGGTCCTGATGTAGGTTATGTCCGTTACCCAACGCTTATCCGGAGCATCCGGATTGAACTGTCGCTGGAGCCTGTTGGGCGACACGATACTGGCCTCGCCTTTACGTGCCCGCGGGCTCCGGTATCCGACCTGAGCCTTTATCCCGACACGTTTCATCAGTCGCCAGACTCTGTTCACTCCGCACTGTTGCCCGCTGTCCCGCAGATCCAGATGGATTTTGCGATAACCATAGACGCATCCCGATTCCAGCCAGAACTGTTTAATCTGTCCTGTCAGTCTCAGGTCTGCCTGATGGCGTTGTGAATGCGGCTGCTGAAGCCAGGCGTAAAAACCACTGGGATGAACATCCAGCACCCGACAGAGCAGGCGAACAGGCCAGCAACAGGTGTTGTCACGGATAAAGGCGTACCTCAGTCGGACAGCTTTGCGAAGTACGCCGCGGCTTTTTTTAATATGTCCCGTTCGTCGGTAACCCGCTTCAGCTCTTTCTGGAGACGGCGGATCTCGGCCTGAGCATCTGACTGTTCTTTATTAGCGGAAGAATCCGGACCGTACTTCTTTATCCAGGCGTAAAGGCTGTGGGTGGTGATATCGAGACGTGTTGCAACGCTGGCAACAGAATAACCGCGATCAACAACCTGTTTGACTGCTTCAATTTTAAACTCTTCGGGATAACGCTTACCGCTCATGGGCACCTCTCTTTAAGCCATCTTAAATGACTCTGAGGTGTCTGTTAAACCCGTGGCGATTCAGTTGGTCTTTTTGTTCATACTGAATAAATATACAGATATAAATAGCTTTATGGCAGAAAGAAGACTAGGCTGTGCCTGTGATGAATCCCCCTATGCGGCGGGGCGACTAGACTGGCAGGTGAGTAGAACGCGGTTCTGTGGTCTGGCGCAGAGTCACCGGGAGGCACCCGGCATCACATCTTCAATATCATTTATTTCTAAGGCTGCCTTTTAGCGGCCTTTAACAGAGCGCCGACTTTATTAGCAATGCTATAGTTGAAGTGGCATTCGATAATGCTCTCGATACGATTACAACACTGGAGTGGGGAAGCGCCCACTTTGCAGAGACAACTGCATGACCCTGACCAGCTTCATTGCTGGTCTTTTTTATCCGCCATTAGCTCAACTGGAAAGAGCACGGAGCTTCTACCTCTGTGGTTCGGGGGTCGAGTCCTCGATGGCGGACCATTGCATCGCTTCATTCTTAATTAAGTATTTCTCACACCAGCCCGTAACCACAATGGCTACACTCTCCTCTCAGTGAGGGAGGGAAAGGCATGATAGAGGGTTTTTACTGGATACAGCACAATGGCAGAGTTCAGGTTGCCTACTATACCCATGGAGAAACGGAAGACCTTGAAACGGGTAAGACCGTAACCGGTATCTGGCACCTGACGCAGGGGGATCCCATTTGTGATAATGGTGAAGCAGAAGTTCTGGAAGGTCCTCTTACACCATCATGAGATCGTTAGTCGTTTCGGAATTTGATGAAGGTAGTCGTTATTCGAATGCGTTCCCTGTAATTACAATTTAGGCGAATTTGGAATAACGCTCCTATTAACTGGCATCATCGCACTCCTGTAACCAGACTTAGTTTTCTGCTTACGACTGAAAGGAGCGAAATATGCCAATTAACCATGCTGAATGCATCGAGGCCTGCTACAAATGCGCGGCTGCCTGTGATTATTGTGCTGCTTCATGTCTGAAAGAAGAACAAGTGGATATGATGCGTGAGTGCATAAGACTCGATATGCAGTGCGCGAATATTTGTCGGCTCGCAGCGCAATTTATGACCTTTGATAGTGAATTTGCCAAATCGCTATGCCGGGTCTGCGCAGAAGTCTGTCAGAAATGCGGTGAAGAATGTGGGAAGCACGAAGCAGAACATTGTCAGAAATGCTCTGAAGCTTGCCTTCGTTGCGCAGAAGCGTGCCGCTCGATGGCTTAATGGAACTTGCTTCCAGTTTTCTGTTTGAGCATCGACACTTTAGAATTCTGACAAACTTTTGCTATTGTTAAGAGTCAGGTGAATCCCCCTGTGCGGCGGGGCAATCCAGTTGATGAAAGTGTAAATATGCTTGCGGCTCGTATAACTGGTACGAGTCACCGGGAGGCACCCGGCACCTGTCTTAGTATCAATACCTGGGTAAATGTTGCCTGCTTGCTAAAGCAGGCTTTTTTTTATATGCGCTTCGTTAGTGGTGCTATTATTTAATCGTAACCAAGCCATAACCATTAACCGGAGCTCCTGACCGGTCAGTAATGCTGCTCGACATAGTTGCAATACGGATGGTGGCTGGGGAACATGCCTACCTACTTAGATTTAAACTCAGTTAGGCCCGCTGAAAATGCGGGCCTTTTTTTATCTCAGGCTCCCGGAACGCCTATCAAAGGTCTCGTCGTTAATTCATCCGGAGAGCCTGAGCCCTACCCACACAGCACCCGCATCCCAGCGAGGTGAGAGAAATGTCCCGTATGAGCAAACTTGTCACCGGAGTCGCCCTCGGCACCTCAGGAGGAACCATCCTGAACGGCGTCCTCACAAAACTGAGCCCTGACGAATGGAGCGCCATCGGCGTACTGGCTGGTATTGCCGGGATCATCGTTACAGGGCTTATCAACTGGTATTTCAAACGCAAGGTCGCCAATGCCCAGGTAAAGGCGCTTGAGAAGTATGGCCCAGCAGTCAAAGTCGGAGATGAATAAATGCCAATGACCAGTAGCCTGCGTAACAAACTCATCGCCGCTGCTGGTGGTGGTGCAATGCTGATTGCCTCGCTGTTCCTCGGTGGGAAGGATGGCGTCGAAGGGCGAAAGTATGAAGCCTATAAAGACGTCGCCGGGGTGTGGACTGTCTGCGACGGCCATACGGGCCGGGATATCGTGAGAGGGAAGAAGTATACCGATCGCGAATGTGACCAGTTGCTGTGGAAAGACCTCCAGCCAGCAAAGCGAACGGTAGACAGTCTGGTTAAGGTGCCGCTGGGCGAGTATCAGCGCGCCGCGCTCTACAGCTTTGTTTTTAACGTTGGCTCTGACGCATTCTCTAAGTCCACGCTGTTGCGCAAGCTTAACAAGGGTGATCACGACGGAGCGTGCGAAGAGATGCGGCGTTGGGTTTATGCTGGTGGCATGAAGTGGAAAGGCCTTCAGAACCGGCGAGAGATGGAGCGATCGATGTGCCTGGCGGAGAGCAAACATGACCTTTAGCCTTCGAGCGATTCTGCTGATTGCTCTCGTGGTCATGCTGTTTGCTATTGGCTATGGCGAGCTACGGTATAGGAATGGCTGGTATGCCCACGCTGACCACATCACTGCCCTGGCCGCCGATAAGCGAGCCAAGGCAGAGAAGGCGATTCAGCCCATTGAGCAGAAGGCCGCTAAGGCCAGCGACGAAGGCCGGATCATCTACCGAACCATAACCCGCGACGTGGTAAAATATGTCCAGGATCCGAATCGTACCGTTTGTGATTTTGATGATGAGTCTGTCCGGTTGCGGCAACAGGCTATCGACGCTGCCAACTCCATCAGCGGATTTGATGCAGGACCCGTGCAAGGGAAGTGATGCTGGCGCCAACAGCGATGAAGATCTGCAGGCTGATGTGGAAACCGCCCAATGCCTGCGCCAGCTGCGGCTCAATACGTATCGCTGGCAGGCCTGGTATAACGCGTTACTTTGAAGTGAATGCCGGGCAGCTGTTACCACCCGGCCTGTGCTTACTACTGCAGTTCCTTATCTTTTAGCTGTTCAACGTAAAAGTCAAAACGTTGAAGGAACCACAGCCGGCAATCTTCATCCATGTTACCGGTTAATGCATCCGTGCAGAGATGTCGGCCTTGCAAGTGCATCCGGGCAAAGCTTGAGGCAAGAAAATCTAAATCCCGGGAAGACACGACACCTTTCTCACTTACTAACTGCATACATTCCTCCTCTGTTTGATGAAACAAAAAGAAAAATGCGTTAGTTACAAGTATGGATCAAAAAATCGTACTAGCGGTCATTCAGGCCGCAGGAGCAGGTCTGAAATTGTAACAAAGCAACCAACCGGCCTGCATAGGTATTTGTGAGAGCAGCGTCTAAAATAGATCCTCTTCCCTGATGATATGAAAATGCCGCTTTTAAGCGGCATTGATTGAATAAGAAATTTATTCACTATCGTTTTCAGCTTTCAAATACTGTCTAAGGGTGTCGTGCACCTCTCGGTTTTCTTCATTATCCAAGCCGCGAGATTCATACTCTTTAGCAATACTGATTATCACCTCGTCATACTTACCTTTGTATGTGATATTGTTCAGGCGCACTTGCTGCATCATTAACTCTTTTAGGACCCAAGTCTCAACTTTAAGCCGGGAAACCGTATCCTCTAATTTTTTAATTCTTTCTGCATCAGATATGTCAATCTCCTTTATAAGATGGGTTCAGGCTAGCTGGTCGATGAAAATGAATGAACACCATAACACTACAACATCAAAGAAGGCCATCGCAGCGGTTTAACCCCTGCAGGGGTTAAATATTGAATATCCCTCACAGGGGATAAAAGCTGTGTAAGTCTAAACATGCATAGTGCACATACATTAATGCTTTACTAAATGGATTGCAGATTTATCCTAATAACTCTTTTTTAAATGGAGTTAAGGTAATGAAATTCCTTTGGGCAATTTGTATCTTATGTGGGGTAGTTGGTTTTATTGAGGGTATTGTTGCTGTGTTTGGCGCTGTCAGCGCACCTCAGCAAGCAGCTGGTGCAGCGATGGGCGTTGCGTGGGCTGTCATCCCATACTGCATCTGCCGTGCTATCCAGCAGATGAGACCGCAGGAAGTTGTGATCAAGAAAGATGAATAAGCATCTGGCGGTTGGTCGAATTTAGCCTCGCAAAAGCGGGGCTTTTTTACGTGCATAGTATGTCTGGCAGAACGGAGACCGTCAGCACTTCGTTATTTTGCAACAATCTGACTGATTAAAACTAGCTAGAAGTCGATTGGGTGTTTAGACGTCCAGATGGCAAAATGGAGTGTCGATGCGGCGCATTTCAATGCAAATGACATTCATTATCATTTGACGGGTCCTTTCCAGCATATCGACCTGCTACGGGGCGGCGTCCGCGCAGATTCTCGCTATTTATGAAAATTTTCGGGTATTTGCCGTTTCCGTTCTTCTTCTGGCTATCTTGCTGTTTTTACTGAGAACACCCCTTCAAAAGAAAGGAAATGATGAAGCCTAAGAAATGGTGATTTGGCATTTATCATTTCCTTTCTCTGTTTTATGCCAGGAGTGAGCAATGGAGGTTAACAAAAAACTCTTATCCGAGATTTTCGGCGTCAGCGTACGCACGATTCAGAACTGGCAGGATCAGGGGATGCCGGTAGCGCGTGGAGGCGGGAAGGGGAATGAAGTGCTGTATGAATCCGCCGCCGTTATCGAATGGTATTCAGCGCGGGACGCTGCGATAGAAAATGAAAAATTACGGAAGGAGGTTGAAGACCTGCGGATTGCTTCAGAGTCAGACCTTCAGCCAGGCACGATTGAATATGAGCGGCACCGTCTCACCCGAGCCCAGGCTGACGCTCAGGAACTTAAAAATGCAAAAGAGTCCGCTGAGGTGGTGGAGACCGCATTCTGCACGTTCGTGCTGTCGCGGATAGCCGGAGAAATTGCCAGTATTCTCGATGGAGTACCTCTGTCGGTTCAGCGGCGCTTCCCGGAGCTGGAAAACCGACATATTGATTTCCTTAAGAAGGACGTCATTAAGGCCATGAACAAAGCAGCTGCGCTGGATGAAATGATACCGGGGTTGCTGAGTGAATATATCGAACAGTCAGGTTAAGGGGCTGCAGCACTCTGCGAACGCTGGGCTCCGTTCATTGTACCGTCCGGAGCCGCAGACAGCTGTTGAGTGGGCAGACGATAACTACTATCTTCCCAAAGAGTCTGCATACCAAGAGGGGCGCTGGGAGACGCTGCCATTTCAGCGTGCAATCATGAATGCCATGGGCAACGACTATGTTCGTGAAGTGAATGTCGTGAAATCTGCCCGTGTAGGCTATTCAAAGATGCTGCTCGGGGTTTATGCGTATTTCATCCAGCATAAGCAGCGGAACTCCCTTATTTGGTTGCCGACTGACGGCGATGCTGAAAACTTTATGAAGTCGCATGTCGAGCCGACAATCCGTGATATTCCCACCTTGCTGGCGTTGGCTCCCTGGTATGGCAAAAAACACCGGGACAATACCCTCAGTATGAAGCGTTTTTCAAACGGGCGTGGATTCTGGTGTCTGGGGGGGAAGGCCGCAAAAAACTATCGCGAGAAATCCGTCGATGTGGCGGGCTATGACGAGCTGGCCGCCTTCGATGAGGACATCGAGAAAGAAGGCTCTCCAACCTTTCTGGGTGATAAACGAATTGAAGGTTCGGTCTGGCCCAAGTCCATCCGCGGATCCACGCCAAAAATCAGGGGCACCTGCCAGATTGAGCGTGCCGCGAAAGAGTCGCAGCACTTTTTGCGGTTCCACGTTCCCTGCCCGCATTGCGGGGAAGAGCAGTACCTGAAATTCGGCGATAAAGAAACACCGTTCGGCTTCAAGTGGACGCCGGGTGAGCCTGCCAGCGTGTTCTATCTTTGCGAGCATAACGCCTGTGTGATTAAGCAGCAGGATCTCGATTTTGCGCAGGCCCGGTACATTTGCGAAGAGACGGGGATCTGGACGCGGGACGGTCTGTGCTGGTTTTCATCATCCGGTACCGAAATTGACCCACCTGACAGTGTCACCTTTCATATCTGGACCGCCTACAGCCCCTTTACGACGTGGGTGCAAATCGTCAAAGACTGGATCAAGACCAAAGGGGATACCGGCAAGCGTAAAACTTTCGTGAATACCACGCTTGGCGAGACATGGGAGCCGAAAATTGGCGACCGTCCCGATGCTGACGTAATGGCCGAACGTAAGGAGCACTTTGGCGCCGCGGTACCGGAGCGGGTGGCCTACCTGACAGCCGGTATCGATTCACAGCTTGACCGTTATGAAATGCGGGTCTGGGGATGGGGGCCGGGCGAAGAAAGCTGGCTCATCGACAGGCAGATCATCATGGGCCGTCATGACGATGAAGCTACTTTGCTCAGAGTGGATGAGGCCATCAATCGGACATATACCCGGCAGAATGGCGTGGAAATGTCGGTTTCACGCATCTGCTGGGATATCGGCGGTATCGACCCGACCATCGTTTACAACCGCTCGAAAAAGCATGGCCTGTTCCGCCTGATACCCATTAAAGGGGCATCTGTCTACGGTAAACCCGTTGCCAGCATGCCGCGCAAGCGCAACAAAAACGGTGTTTATCTCACGGAAGTGGGAACCGACACGGCTAAAGAGCAAATCTATAACCGTTTCACCCTCGTGCCAGAGGCCGATGAACCTGTCGCCGGGGCAGTTCATTTCCCGAATAACCCTGAAATTTATGATTTAGCCGAAGCTCAGCAGCTGACAGCTGAGGAGCAGGTCGAAAAGTGGGCAGATGGTAAGAAAAAGATCGTCTGGGACAGCAAAAAGCGACGAAATGAGGCGCTCGACTGTTTTGTCTACGCACTTGCGGCCCTGCGGATCAGCATCTCGCGATGGCAGCTTAATCTCGATTCTCTTCTGGCAAGTCTGCTGGAGGAAGACAGCGGGCGTAAAAATAACAAAACCCTGGCGGATTACGCCCGGGCATTACCCGCCGCGGCTCTAACTCTGAGCTGGAAACCGCACTCAAGGATCTCGGTCAGGCGGTTTCCTACAAGGGTATGTACGGCGATGTGGCAATCGTCGTGTATGCCGGACAGTACGTTGAAGGGGGTGTGCAGAAGAATTACCTGCCGGATAACACCATGGTACTGGGCAACACACAGGCGCGCGGTCTGCGGACCTATGGCTGCATCCAGGATGTGGACGCGCAACGCGATGGCATTAATGCGTCCGCACGCTATCCGAAAAACTGGGTGCAGACCGGTGACCCGGCCCGTGAATTCACCATGATCCAGTCTGCGCCGCTGATGCTGCTGGCCGATGCGGACGAGTTTGTATCCGTCAAACTCGCGTAACTTCCACCCGGTGGCCCTTCGGGGCCAATTCTTCGGAGTAGCTTCCATGACTGAAAAAGAAACACTCATCGCCCGGCTGAAAGAGCTGGGCAAAATGCTTGGCCGCGACGTGAATACCAGCGGCACTATCCAGGAACTGTCGATGCGTATTGCAGAGCTCGAAGAAGAACTGGATGAGGGGGGGGAAGTTGCTACAGGCGAAAGCAACGGGCAGGGCGAAGCCGGTATTGTGGCTGGTGCGGGCGAAAATGTTCCCCCGGTAACAGCTGATACCACTGACGCAATCTTATCCGGTGATGGTGAGCTGGTGGCGGTTGAAACGCTGGTCACCCTGCATATTGACGCGTTGCACGCCGCACGAAATGAGCCTGTATCAATTGTGGAGCCTGGTGTCACGATCCGCGTTACCGGGAAGGAGGCAGGCTATCTGATTTCTCATGGACTGGTCCGCGACATCTGACAGGGGGCAAAGTGGCTGATCTCGAAAATCTCTTTGATGCAGCTATGTCACGGGCGGATGACACGATTCGCGACGTCATGGGCGCTGATGTAACGGTGACGTCCGGTGCATTGTCGGGCGTAACGATTCAGGGTGTCTTCGATGATCCTGAGAATATTGGTTATGCCGGGGCAGGGGTCCGGATTGAAGGAACCAGCCCGTCTTTATTTGTGAAATCAACCACTGTTCAGCAGCTGGAACGCATGGACACCCTGATGATTAACGGGCGGGCATTCTGGGTTGATCGTCTTGGCCCTGACGATTGCGGCTCCTGTCATATCTGGCTGGGCAACGGGAGTAGGGATCGTGGGCGCTGTCAGTTCGGCTATCGGATTTGCCGGAGGCGGCTATACCGGATCGGGCGGTAAATATGAACCTGCCGGGGTCGTTCATCGCGGGGAGTTCGTTTTTACCAAAGAGGCGACCAGCCGGATCGGGGTGGGGAATCTGTACAGCATGATGCGCGGTTACGCGTCCGGCGGACTGGTGGGTGGCGGCAATATGCCCGCTGCGGCCACGCGGGGGATCAGCGTTTATGCACCGGTCAGTGTCAGTCAGCAGGGTGGTGGCGAGTCCAGCCAGGCGGACACCATCGGAACGGCGCGGCAGCTTCAGGGCATTGTTCAGCAGACCATCACTGACCGGCTTAAAAAGGAGATGGGGCCGGGTGGTGTACTTTACCCAAGGAGGTAGCAGTGACAGACACATTCAGCTGGCGCACCCGTAAAACAGTCCGGGGAACGGAAAGCACCCGTACGCTTCAGTCCCAGTTTGGCGACGGGTATAAACAGATCGCCGGGATGGGGATCAATGACAAGTCCGAAGTCTGGGATCTTGACTGGACGGGAACACGAAGCGAAGCCGCAGTGCTGCGTGCGTTCCTTGTGTCGCACATCACAAAATCGTTCTGGTGGACGAACCCCTGGGGGGAGAAGAAGCTCTACCGGATGAAGGCTGATTCCTTCAGTGTTTCGTTCCCCTCTGGAAAAAAAGCGACAGTAGCGTTCACGTTCGAGCAGTCCTTTGCTCCCTGATTATTTTCAAATCCAGAATGACTTACCGCCTCCGGGCGGTTTTTTTATGGGGTGAATATGAGTTTCACGCAGGATATACAGCAGCTGGAACCGGGCCAGCTAGTCCAACTGATTGAAATAGACGGCACCGAATTTGGCATGGATACCATTTTGCGCTTCCATGCCCACAATATTTCTACTGCAGGCTGGGCTGCATTCGCGGCTGACAACCTCCCTGCCATTATCTGGCAGGGTCAGCAGTACGACCCTTACCCTTACGAGCTGAAAGGCCTGGAGCTGTCCAGCACCGGGGCGCAGCCCACACCCACGCTTTCCGTGTCGAACGTCGGCAACTACGTGACGGCGCTTTGCCTGGAGTATGACGACCTGGCGAGGGCGAAGGTGAAGATCCACACCACGCTGGCGAAATACCTGGACGCGGCCAACTGGACAGCTGGCAACCCGAACGCCAGCCCGGCGGACGAGCGTGTGCAGCTTTTTTACGTCAACGCCAAAACCGCTGAAACGCGGGTGCAGGTCGACTTTGAACTGTGCTCACCCTTTGACATCCAGAACCTGCAGCTGCCCACCCGCCAGATCACGCCAGTCTGCACCTGGTGCACGCGCGGCTGGTATCGCACCGGCACCGGATGCGACTACAACGGGAACCGCTATTTTCTCAAGGATGGCACTCCCACCGATAACCCGGCGCTGGATATGTGCGGCGGCCTGATGCCGGACTGCGAAGCGCGGTTCGGGGCCGGTAACCCGCTGCCGTTTGGCGGCTTCCCGGCGGCAAACCTTCAGGGTAAATGACCATGCGAAAAAAACTGATGGATGCGATCCGCGCCCATGTTGCCGCGGAATATCCGAACGAGGCCTGCGGCGTGGTGGTGCAGGCCGGGCAGGCGCAGCAGTACGTTCCATGCCGGAATATTTCAGCAACACCCACCGAGGCCTTCACGATCTCGCCGGAGGATAAGCTCGCCGCGTCGGAGAGGGGTGAAATCATTATGGTTATCCACTCCCATCCGGATGTGGTGCAGCTTGTGCCGTCTGAAATGGACAGGGTGCACTGCGACTGGTCCGGGGTGGAATGGGGCATCATGAGCTGGCCGGACGGGGATTTTTGCACGCTGGCACCCCGTGAGGACCGGGACTACGCCGGGCGGCGCTGGGTGCTGGGCTTTGCTGACTGCTGGTCGCTGATCCGTGAGTGGTACCAGCGTGAGCACGGCATTACCCTGGGCAATTACTCGGTCCCTTACGAGTGGTGGGAGCAGGGCGAAAATCGTTACGACGATAACTGGGAGGCAGAAGGCTTTGTTCAGGTGGACCCGGCTGATATGCGTCCCGGGGATATGATCATGATGCGCATACAGGCGCAGGTAACGAACCACGCGGCCGTTTACCTCGGTCATCACGAGCACCAGGACAATATCATGCTGCACCATAATTTCGGCAGCCTGTCTGCCCGGGTGCCGTACGGCAAGTATTACCGTGACCGCACCGTTCGTGTGGTCCGGCACAGGGAACTGATGAATGCTGAAGACACTCATTCTTGAAGGCCGCATGGCGAAAAAGTTCGGGCGCGAACACAAATTTCATGTTGAGGATCTGCGCGAGATGCTGCGCGCCATGTGCAGCCAGGTCCCCGGTTTTAAACGCTACCTGTCAGAAGGCCATATGCAGGGGATCCGCTTTGCCTTCTTCAATGGCAAAAACAACATCGGCCTCGATGAGTTCGACATGACCCGCGGCGGTACGGTGTACCGAATTTCAGCTATTACCGAAGGCGCAAAGCGCGGCGGCGTACTGCAGATCGTTATCGGGGCGGTCGCTCTCGTGGCCGCGTATTTTACAGCGGGCGCCTCGCTGACGGCGATAGGTCTGAGCACAGCTGCCGCAACCGCGACAACAACGGCCCTGACTGGCCTCGGTCTGTCGATGATGCTGGGGGGCGTCGTTCAGTTGCTGACACCCCAGCCAAAATACAATGTAGGCGCCTCATCCAGCACGGACAACAAACCCAACTACGCCTTTGGCGCGCCGGTGAACACCGTGGCTGTGGGTTATCCGGTCCCCGTTCTTTTTGGTGAGCGCGAGATCGGCGGGGCAGTCATCAGCGCGGGGATCTTCTCCAGCGACCAGCAGTAAATTTTATTGTCAGCTACAGGCCACCTCCGGGTGGCTTTTTTTATGGGTGAAATATGCGACTTCTCGAAGATGAAACCCTTATTCAGGGACGTAAAGGCGGTGGCGCTAAACAGCACACTCCTGTTGAGGATCCGGATGACCTGCTGTCGACAGCAAAATTAAAAATGCTGCTGGCGATTGCTGAAGGTGAAATCCAGGGCGAACTGACGGCGCAGAACATCTTCCTCAACGACACTCCGCTGGCGAACGCCGACGGCAGCTACAATTTCACCGGCGTGAAGTGGGATTTTCGCCAGGGCACCTAGGATCAGACCTATATTCAGGGATTGCCAGAGGTCGACAACGAAATGTCGGCAAACGTGGCAGTCACCACCACCGCGCCATGGACACGCCAGTTCTCTAACCTGATGCTGGATGCCGTGCGTATTAAGCTGAGCCTGCCCGTACAGTACACCTATAAAGACAATGGCGATATGGTCGGCACGGTCACGGAGTACGCCGTCGATCTCTCGACTGATGGTGCTGCCTGGCAGGCGGTGGTTAACGGCAAATTCGACGGAAAGACAACCACGGAATACCAGCGCGATATCCGCATTGACCTGCCAGCGGCCACTACCGGCTGGGCTGTGCGGGTACGCCGCATCACGCCTGATTCCATTGGTAACTCAAAACTCATAAACGCCTTCAAGGTGTTCTCGTTCGCTGAGGTGATCGACAGCAAGTTACGCTATCCCAATACAGCGCTGCTGTATATTGAGGTCGATGCCAGCCAGTTTACCAGTGGTGCGCCAAAGGTGACCTGCAGACCGAAGGGCAAACTGGTACGCGTGCCGGACTCTTACAATCCGGTTACGCGGACCTACAGCGGCACCTGGTCGGGCGGTTTTAAAATGGCCTACACCAACAACCCGGCCTGGATATTTTACGATCTGGTGCTGGATGAGATTTATGGCATGGGTACCCGCATCGATGCAGGCATGATCGATAAGTGGGAGCTGTATGCCATTGCGCAGTACTGTGACCAGCGGGTGTCGAACGGGGCGGGCGGTACTGAACCGCGCTTTACCTGCAACGTTTATATCCAGAGCCAGCAGGATGCCTACACCGTTCTCAGTGATCTGGCTGCTGTATTCCGGGGGATTACCTTCTGGGGTAACGACCAGATTTACGTGCGTGCGGATGTGCCGCAGGATGAGGTCGATTTTACCTATCATGCCTCGAACGTGATCGACGGACTGTTTACCTACGGCGGCGGCAGCTACAAAAACCGCTACTCATCTGCGCTGGTATCCTGGTCGGATCCTCAGAACCACTACAGTGACACCACAGAGAGTGTCTATGATTCCGACCTGGTGAAACGGTACAAGGTTAACCAGATGTCGATGACAGCGATCGGCTGTACGTCCCAGAGTGAGGCGCACCGCCGGGGCCGCTGGGCATTGCTGTCTAACGCGCGCGACGGAACGGTGTCATTTGGCGTGGGGCTGGACGGTTATATTCCCCTGCCTGCGGAAATTATCGGTATCGCGGATCCGTTCCGTGCCGCCAGGCAGAACGGCGGCCGTATCCGGGCGGTGAGCGGGCGTAACGTCACGCTTGATCGCCCCGTTGATTACGCAGCCGGCGATCGCCTGGTGGTCAACCTGCCGGACGGCAAGGCGCAGACGCGGACAATCGCGTCCGTCGGCGCGGACAAACAGACGGTGACGGTCACGACCCCCTTCAGGCTGCCGCCTGAGTCCGGCGCAGTGTGGGCCATCGACAGCGACAACCTGGCTATTCAGTATTTTCGTGTGACATCCATCCGGGCGAACGACGACAGCAACGGTGGTTTCACGATCACCGCGGTTCAGCATGACCCGAATAAATATCGCTATATCGATGACGGTGTGCGCATTATCCCGGCGCCGGTCACCGTCACGCCGGTAAATGTTCTGCCGGCACCGAAAAACATCATCCTCAGCGAAACCGACCACATCGAGCAGGGGCTTACCGTTGCCACCATGAATGCTTCCTGGGATCGGGTGGAAGGCGCTATCCGGTACCAGGCGCAATGGCGCAAGGATAATGGCGACTGGATAAACGTCCCGGTGAGCAGCGCCCAGGGATTTACGGTGCAGGGGATTTACACCGGGAGTTATGACGTGCGGGTGCGGGCGCTTAACTCCCAGGATTCAAGCTCGCCGTGGGGTTATGCTGACACCACCTATCTTACGGGCAAAAACGGCAGGCCGGGAACGCCGCAGGCACTGGCCGCCACGGACGATGTCGTCTGGGCTATCGATATCACCTGGGCTTTCCCGGATGGTTCTGGTGATACGGCATATACCGAGCTTCAGCGCGCCACCACCGAAGACAAGGCTAACCCGCAATTACTGGCGCTGGTGCCGTATCCGGCCACGCATTACCAGCATGGTCCCATGCTGGCGGGCGTCAGTCAGTGGTATCGTGCGCGCCTGGTGGATCGTATCGGCAACACCGGAGACTGGACGGAGTGGGCGGCAGGACAGTCCAGCTCGAAAGCCAGTGATTATCTCGACATGATCGGCGACACGCTTGAACAGACTGAAGGCTATAAAAACCTCGTGTCGGACATTGCCGATCTGGGTGAAGATATCCAGTCGGCGCGCGACGACATTAGCTCAGTCACAACAGAGTCGGCGGCGACCAAAGCGGGCCTGGCGAAGGAGATCACGGACCGTAAGAAAGCCATCACCGACGAGGCAGCGGCCCGCGGCCAGGCACTGCTGACCGAGAAGAACGAGCGCGTCGCGGATATCAGCAACGTCAACCAGACGATTCAGACCACCACCGAATCGCTGGCGCAGCAGATTGCGCAGGTGTCGGCGGGGACCGGTTCTCAGTTCGATCCGGCCAAAATCTGGTACTTCGATTCGACTGCGGAGGGCTGGTCCGGTAACGGCACGCCGACCATTGTTAACGGCTGGCTCCGTCCTGCCAACCACGCATCGGACCCGTACGTTGCTTCTCCTGCGACGCTGGGCATAACAGCAGCTGCGTATCGCTTCCTGAAGCTGCGTATCAGGAAAGTGGGAGCGCCTGCATGGGCGGGGGAAATCCGCTGGCGCAATGCGGCCAGTTTCAACGAAACCAACCGCTTCGTGGTGGCCGAACCGGCGTATAACGCCGACGGCGTTGCAACGCTGGAATGCGACGATATCCCCTGGCTGGCCGAGACGACGATTAACCAGATTCGGCTGGACCTTTCCAGCAAACAGGACGCGACGAACTACTTCCTGATTGACTGGGTGGCGATCGGGCGGCCAACGCCGGGCGCCGGGATGGCCGCCCTGCAGCAGGAAACGACAGCCCGTGTTACCGGCGACCAGGCGGAAGCCACGGCGCGCGAGACGCTGGCGACGCAGATCCGGGGCGGTTATACCGGTGACGACCCGTCAAAACTGGCCTCGGGCCTGCTGTATACCGAACGCCAGGCGCGCATCACGGCGCAGGAAGCGGAGGTGACAGAGCGGAAGAAGCTGGAATCGACCGTTAACGCTAACCAGGCTTCCGTTACTCAGGAGCTGGCGACGCTGACGAATGAGCAGGAGGCTCAGGCCACCACGCTTTCAGGCCTGCAGTCCACCGTTGGCAAAAATAGCGGTGACATTACACGCATCGATAAAGCGGTCGCGGATAACAACAAGGCGCAGACCACCGCGCTGGCTGCGGTTAAGGCCACGACCGACCAGAACACTTCGGACATCAGCACGGAAACCACTGCACGTACGAATGCTGACAGCGCACTCGGCCGCCGCATCGATACGCTGAAAGTGGATGTGGACGGCAACACGGCCAGCCGGGACGCCGGTATTGTCGGTAACGTCACCAATGCGCTCGCCAGCTTCACCGCGTTCTCTGAACAGCGCGTGACGTATGCTGTTGGCGAAACGAAAACGATGGCTGAAATCATCGAAAGCCGGAAGACCGCCGCGGATGCCACGAGTGCCGTGGCGGAGCAGGTCACCACGCTTAAGGCGACGGTTGAGCAAAACGGTAAGACCAACGCCGCCGCCATTACGCGCATTGATAAAGCTGTTACGGATCTGGAAAGCGCCACCGCGACCAGCATTGAGCAGGTGACGGCTGCGATCGACGATACCAATGCCAGTGTCCAGACGACCAGTAAAGCTGTTGCTGACATTACCGGTAAGCTGGGTGCCCAGTGGGGCGTTAAGGTTCAGGTGGAAGCGAACGGGGTTAAACGTATCGCGGGTATTCAGCTGGGCATTGATGCAACCGGGTCCTCAAACTTCCTGATTTCTGCCGATACGTTTGCGGTTTATAACCCGACGACAAAAGGACAGGAACTGGTGTTTGCCGCCACAGGCGGGCAGATGTTCATGCGATCGGTGTTCATCCAGGATGGTTCCATCGACAACGGCAAGATCGGCAATTACCTCCAGTCCAGCAACTGGGACGGGACCGGCAATGTCGGCTGGCATATCAATAAATCCGGGTATGCCACGTTTAACGGCGTGACAGTCAGGGGGACGATATATGCAACCAGTGGGGAATTCAGAGGGACAGTTTACGCGACGGATGGAGACTTCAAAGGCACAGTTTACGCGAACAAAATCGTAGGTGATGTCGTTAATATGTTCTCCTTCCCTGGTGGCAGATTCAGGGGAGAGCCAGGCCAACAAAGAGATTTTTATCGACAGGTTACCTGGGCGGGGGGTGTCCCATATGACGTCACTATCGCTGTTCCGACATTTGTCGTCTGGAATGAAAGTGAAGCTTATAATGGCTCTCTGGAAGCATATATCAATATAAACGGGAGAGATATTACAGTAGTGTCTCTTGGCTTTAAGCTATCGTATAACGACACCAATAGCGTCAGTCGTCAGGTTAACAGTTATGTACCCGTTACAGGTAGTCTGGATATTCCCGCAAACTCAGGCCCTGTGACTATACGTATTGGCCTTAGAGGGATTACCAGTGGGAGTACTCATATGGATATGCAGCCATCAATGGCGTTAATTACCAAAAGAAATTCCCCAAACTTCTCCGGTTATTCAGGTAATTAATTCCAGCCAGGTGGATGCTGGCGATTTGGCTTTAACGGGCTGGAAATAAAATCCGATATAAGTACCTGGGACCTACGTGCGCCCGCACCGACACCCTCACACCTTCGAGCTACTGTTGCCATTAAGGGGTCGTTTCGTGGTGCTGAATTTTGACGATCGGGGTACCGTCACCCATCGGGCGATATTGGGGGAAACCTGTACGGTGCTGGAGATGGCCGCAGGAACCTGGCATGCCGTGCTGTCGCTGGATACCGGTGGCATAATTTTTGAAGTAAAACACGGTGGCTATCAACCCGTGGCTGCCGATGACTATGCGCACTGGGCTCCAGCGGAAGGAGAACCAGGAACCACGGAGCTTATGGCCTGGTATGCGCAAGCGCAGGTGGGCGACAGCACTTTTGCCGTCTAAGGCGATAAACAAAAACGGAATGAGTTTCCCCATTCCGTTTCCGCTATTACAAACCGTCGGTGACGATTTTAGCCGCCGACGCTAATACATCGCGACGGCTTTCTGCCTTAGGTTGAGGCTGGGTGAAGTAAGTGACCAGAATCAGCGGCGCACGATCTTTTGGCCAGATCACCGCGATATCGTTGGTGGTGCCATAGTCACCGCTGCCGGTTTTATCCCCCACAACCCAGGAAGCAGGCAGTCCAGCCTGAATGCTCGCTGCACCGGTGGTATTGCCTTTCATCCATGTCACCAGCTGCGCCCGTTGGCTGTCGCCCAATGCTTTACCCAGCGTCAGATTCCGCAGAGTTTGCGCCATTGCCCGAGGTGAAGTGGTATCACGCGGATCGCCCGGAATGGCGGTGTTTAACGTCGGCTCGGTACGGTCGAGACGGAACGTTTCGTCTCCCAGCTGTCGGGCGAACGCGGTGACGCTAGCCGGGCCGCCAACGTGAGCAATCAGCTTATTCATCGCCACGTTATCGCTGTACTGTAGCGCGGCCGCGCTAAGCTCAGCCAGTGACATCGTCCCATTGACGTGCTTTTCCGCAATCGGATTATAGTTAACAAGGTCAGATTTTTTGATCTCAACTCGCTGATTTAACAGATTCGGTTCGCTTTCACTTTTCTTCAGCACCGCGGCCGCGGCCATCACTTTACTGGTGCTGCACATCGCAAAGCGCTCATCAGCACGATAAAGTATTTGCGAATTATCTGCTGTGTTAATCAATGCCACACCCAGTCTGCCTCCCGACTGCCGCTCTAATTCGGCAAGTTTTTGCTGTACGTCCGCCGTTTGCGCATACAGCGGCACACTTCCTAACAACAGCGTGACGGTTGCCGTCGCCATCAGCGTGAACTGGCGCAGTGATTTTTTAACCATGGGATTCCTTATTCTGGAAGAGACGAAATAACAACAACATGAATAGTCAATATTTTACCTGAAGCGAGCCACAACGCGTCCGATTTTATGCTTCCGAAAGGCAAATACGGACGTCGCCAGAATGAAACCTAAATTCCACGTGTGTTTTTTATTAGCTTCAAAAATCACTATTTCACGAAGAATTTAGACTGCTTCTCACACATTGTAACATTATTTACAACCACCTTTCAATCATTTTTGATAAATCATTGATTTCATCTTTGCTGCAATGATACTTAATAAACTCTGCAAGTTATCCACAGAGCAACACTCAATTTTATTGATGATATTCTTATTATACCAGACATTTTTCATACACTCCCTTGTACGGATAGTTTTCCGACAACTTCATGATTACATATCTTGCGGTTTTGATTATTTTTGCTGCAAGAAATACATACTTCAAACGAAAGGTCTTTATTTGCTGTCTGTATTCTGAAGAGTCCAAGGAATCAAACTTGAACAACAAAAATAGGTTATATGAAAGCATCATCATTTGAAACACGGCTTCATTCGCCCAAAATGACTTTAGCAAGAGATGACCCACCGCCATGTCGTATTTGGCTTCTTTGATATAGTTTTCAGCATTACCACGCTTTTCATAGTATATAACTACTTTTTCAGAAAGCAAGGTAGTATTTGTTACAAAGAAAAAGTAGTCGTATTCGGAACCTTCTAAAAGTGATAATTGTGCTCTTTCTTTTTCTGGTTTCAGTACGCGAGATACGACAAATCTTCTGTCTTTTTCCCATTTAACTAATTTTGTATACAGTTCTGTAGTTTCTCTACCTTCTTCTCCTTTAACGAATACAATTGATGAATTCGTTGCTTGTGAGGTGAGTGTAGAATAACTTTTGGCTTTAATTAAATATTTGCATCCAAGAGATTCTATCGTTTCGATAATTTTTTCATCAAAGTAGCCACTATCCATTCGAAATAAAATTTCTAAATCGTCTGATTTGATGTTAGCAACAATTTCTTTGATCATTTCCGCAGCACCGTTTGCAGTGTAAGTATTGCCACTTCTTACAAATCCGGTAACATATGCTTTTAATTCGTCGCAAAATGCAAATTGGATATTGTAGCATCGGTTTCCCAGTTTCTTAGGATTATATCCTTTTGACGCACCTTCTTGATGACCTTCTACGTTAATTACACTACTATCAATATCAATCGTAATGGATGTCAATTTACTTTTAGTGAGCAGTTTTTTAAAGACTTTAAAATTAATGTCTCTAAACATTTGGGTTGTCTTGAAGTTGAAGTTTCCTAGAAACCGTGACACTGTTTCAGGTTCTTTTACGGAAATATCAAACTCGTTGACGAGGGGATCATTTTGAAGTAGCTTTAGACGTTCTAACTTATCAATGCCAATGAAGTGACCGCAGAGCATGGTCTTTATATGATTCATCTTGATTTTATTTGTTGAGTCATTATCAAATACGAGGTCATTTTCAATAAAATCAAAAATCCCATTGCTTTTTGCATTCTCAAGGAGCAGAAAAAGACCTGCATTTGATGTTAGATTCTTAGCTTTGAAATCAATTTTATTAATCATAATTAGAACCCCTTTTTACTACTTTTCTTACTATTATTTTACCATATATCGAGTCATAAAAGCTGATAATTTAACATATTTTTGAGCACTTTTCTTTCACCCAATGGGTGAAAGCTGAATTTCGAAGGAATGCATATTTATCAAGGCTTTGATTATGCTTTTTGAAGTACTGACGTAGAATCTAGGAAGTATTTCGGCTGCGCACACGTTGTTTCTTCTGAATTCAATAATCACACCCTTATAACCCAGCTCCGGCTGGGTTTTTCATTTTAAGGACATCACGAATGGCCACACTTGATGACGATTTAGCGAACGCCGTCACGGAAGGTTTTCGCCTGGCGCAAAGCAGTATTATCAACCAGGACCTGATTTTATCGGGCACTGGTGACGTCACCGTTACTCTGGCAAATGGTTCGAAAAAAACGGGCCCCAGCTGGTCGAAGCTGATCACCGCCGCGAACGCGGCAGGGACCAGCGCGACCGCTGCCAAAAACAGTGAGACGAATGCACTGGCTTCCAAAAACGCTGCGGCAATCAGCGCAACGAACGCGGCAACGTCAGAGGGAAATGCCCTCGCTTCGAAGAACGCTGCGAAGACCTCAGAAACCAATGCGAAAACATCTGAGACGAATGCCAGGACGTCAGAGAACAACGCAGGGGCCAGCGCCAGTAGTGCCGCAGCATCGCTGGCCGCCGCGCAGCAGCTGACGTCTGTACCCTATGAGGCAGCGCCGTTCCCTGACGTATGGGCACCGCTCAACGACGATCTGCGCCTGCTCGCCGGATTCGCGCCCTATGACACGCTGACTATTTCCGGGCAGGTGCTGGAACTGCCGTCTAAATCTCTGACATTTTCCCGGGCATCCACTGCGACTTACATAGATAAATCTGGAGTGCTGCGTACAGCAGCTATTAATGAACCACGCTTCGAAAAAGAAGGTTTTTTAATAGAAGAACAAAGTACAAACTTTCTTAAGAGGTCGTCACCAACGGAATATGATCCTTCCATTATGCGATACGGGGCTGGCGTATCTGTTGTTTTTAAGCCAGATGGTGGCGTGGAAATCACTAAAACAGGTACAACAAGCGTATGGTTTGAGCAACATACTGGTGCCGCTACATATGAAGCGGCGAACCCTGTATCCATATCATGTGATTTGGTTGTTGAAGCTGGTGATGATGTTGCGATCGCAATAATTCGCAACACGTCATCAGAAGGTGATACCACTGCGGGGGTAACTACTGCTGTAGCAGGTCGCAATACTTTGTCTGTTACGACAGCAGGTACAACTGGCTTATATCGAATGGCTTTACGTATTCAATTCGGTGCCAGTGTACCTGTAGGTCATAAAGTAACACTTGATCGTATGCAATTAGAAGCATCTTTAACAGCAACTTCCTATATACCTACTAATGGAAACACAGCAACACGTGCTGCTGATGATTGCACTTTGCAACGCTCTGGTAATGATAACTACTTTGGACCTGTTACTTTTGCCATGGAGGTTCACTGTAACGGGCAAACGGTGGCGAGCAACGGCGCGAACAATCGCAGGGGTATCATTAGCTACTATCCCTCGTCCACAGAGTGGGTTTTCGCGGCGCTTAATTCCTCTCCCGGGTTATCAGGAAGGCCCATGTTTTGTTATGCAAGCCCCGCGCTGGTAGGGGGAGCGACGGCAATAGATGATGGGAAAATTCATAATATGGTGTTCGTCTCTGACACTATAAATAAGAAGATATTCACAGACGGAGCGGTTATCACCTCGGACATAATAACCAGACCGACGCCAGGAAATGTAGGCGTATCTAACAACACGATTTATATCGGTCGAGGTGCAGGGTCGGCTACCCCTGGCGTGCGAATGCTCAATGGCCACATCCGTAATCTGCGTATCTGGCACCGCGCACTCACTGACAATCAAATAAAAGGACTCCGCTAATGAGAGACTTATATCTGCGCTTTTCTGACGCCGATGAAATGCGTAGGCAGTTAATCGCGGCGGGATTTATTGATGATGAACAGCAGGGGTATTTATACCACCCGGATATCAGCCTGGATATCATCGGAGTTATTACCATCGTCAGCGATGTTGAAAATCCTGGGCAAGAAAACGAGTTAATAAAATATTCCGAGGAACCTGGTTATCACGCCAATATCCGGGTAATGAATGACGGGCTTGATTTATCACCTCTGCATGAATTCATCGTGACTCCAAAAACGCCTGCTCGCGTCTGGGCATAAGGAAATTACATGGCAAAAAGACAAGATAGTATTACTCTTACTGCGGCAGATGTAAAAGCCCTGAGTACAGAAGGTGGTACTGTAAATGGTAACGTGATATGCAAAAATAGTGTTCAGATTAAAAGTGTCGATGCTTCGTCAAATACGCTTCTTTATTTGCAGGATAATAATGGAGGTGCGAGAAGCATCTTCTTCACCGCGCCCAACGGTACTACGCAACTACAGGTTAACAGTAATCCAACGACGGTCAGCTATATTTACTCCTTTAACGTCGATGGAGGGTTTTCGTCTAAATATCTCAGCACAGGTGCTCCGTTGGCTACAAGCTGGGCGCAGTCCTGGCAACGGGGTTACGCTGGTGCGTATATGGACTCAACACTGGATAACCAGGGAATGGGGGCCATAGCTGCTTGGTCCTGGGGCTATCAACACGGCGGAGGTTACCCTCTGCGGACGAGCTGGGGTAATGTCGGCAATGGTACAGGTAACTGGGGCAATACCACGATGGTCCAGTTTGGGGATAGCGGCTCAAAAGTCCGTTACTGGCTTTTTACACCTGAAGCAGGGGATCTCGTCACCTCAGTGGGCGGGGACGGTGGGTTTGCCGGCAACTATACGTATCAGAAGGCAGCTACCTCTGATGCCACACTGAAGCACAATATCGCCTATGACGATGGCAAAGCCTCTTACGACAACATCAGGAAGCTGAAACCCTGCACGTTCGTGTATAACGGCGATTATCTGGAGCGTGTGCGCCGGGGGATCATCGCCCAGGACGCTTTACGGGATATTGACCGTGAGTATGTGAAGCTGGTTCCCGCTGCGCCTGAGTTTGACAAAGAGGGGAATCGTTGTGATAAAGACGACACCTTAGCTCTTGATAATAACGTCATCCAGATGGATACGGCGCTGGCGCTGCATCACGCGATTGCCAAAATCGAGGCGCTGACAATCCAGGTCACGCAGCTGCAGGCTGAGGTTCAGGCGCTAAAATCGTAACGGCACCAGGATGTTCATCAGTAATTATCATCAGCCGCATTTCGATCTCTTTGAAGAAAAAAAGCCCGTACGGGAACGGGCACAAATCCCTTAGTTTTGTTATCAATCCCGCGTTCAGGACGCAGGTAGTTAACATATCGGCAGCATAAGCCATTACTTTAGGTAGAGAGCATTAGCGCTTCGTTTAAAATCATCTAAAGTTAATGAAGGTGAATCCCCCTGTGCGGAGGGGCAATCCAGTTGCTGTTCGTGTAAATATGCTTGCGGCTCGTATAACTGGTAATGAGTCACCGGGAGGCACCCGGCACCTGTATCAGAGTAAGCTGTTTGTTTGTGCTGATAACCTTTGCCTGCTCAAGCGGCAGGCCTTTTTTTAAGACCTTGATGAGGAGTTTCTCATGGCAAATGTTGCGCTTTTAGCCGGTTTGTTTGTGCTTATCGTGTCGGGTCTTATCGGTCTTTCACGGGCATTATTAAATATCTGGTGCGGTCCGGAGCAACATTAAAACCATTCAGAATGACGCCTGACCCGGCTCAAAATATCTGTATTGTCCGGGGCTTTTGGTATCGGGCCAGAAGCATAATAAAGACAGTGAAGTGATGTTCATTTGAGCACATTGAAAGGGTTTTGAGGCTGGTTCAGCCAACAGTCTGAGGGCATACTTGTTATGAAATTCATCTGTCCTGCTTGCAAAAGTAATCGGTTCTTTTTCACCTCCTTCAATCCCGAGCAAAATCTGCCACACGGCGCGGTATGTTCCGTATGCGGAACCCGGCTTACTAAGCGCTCCATCCTTCCAACTCCGCGCAGAAGGCGATGGCCTAAACAGGTGGTTTAATCATTTGTGACACGAAGCGGCTTGCGATGATCGATGCAGTCCTTAGGGGTTTACATGACTTATTCCGAAACCAGCCACATATTGGCTTCTTCGAAAACTTCTCCCAGTATGCCCAGCATCGGCTTAACCTCTGTCTCTGAAAAATTTCTATGCACTCGCTTGGTTAATTCGGCAGTACAACCAGATGTTCAGCAGTAATTATCAATAGGCACAGCCTCCTTGCCCTGGCCCCCCTCTTAAAACTACTGTATAAACACACAGTAATAATAATTGAGAGGTCACCATGCCCCGCCGTTCCGACATTCACGCCGCATTTGTGGCCGCAATTCAGCTAAACCCCAAAGGCTACCGGTGCTTGCGCACTGAAGACTTTATCCGCGAGTTGGCAAAGGTCCATTGGCATTTCAGCCGGGCCGACGCCAACGAGTGGATACAGCGCTACCAGCCAGATTTCACGGATAAGACAACTGACGGAACCGACAATCACTACTGGATCCTGCGCAACATGGGGATGGTTCACTGA